TGGTAGTACATTGGGTAATAGTGCACAACTAACTACTTCGTTATCATCAAATGTTTGGTATATGATTTCGGCAACATTCCAACCAAGTGGAACTTGTACTGTATATGTTGATGGTACATCTGTTGGAACATTTACATCAGCAGCATTTACTGCACCATCATCTACTAACTTCTTAACAATTGGAGCTAATAGTGCAAGAACAACGTTTTGGAATGGGCAAATAGGACCTGTATTGTTCTATAATTCATTACAGAATTCAACAAAAGTAACAGAAACATATAACTATTTCTCACCATCATATAAATAAGAATTGATGTTTTGAAAATAATTTTTATATTTATATTGAGATAATAAAATTTTTAAATTTAGCATTAAAATGGCAGACAAAATAGTATCACCAGGTGTTTTTACAAAAGAAAACGACCTATCATTTTTACAACAAGGTGTAGCTGATATTGGTGCAGCATTCATCGGACCTTTCAAAGAAGGACCAATCGTTCCAACAATCGTAAATTCTCAAACAGAATTCGAAACTCTTTTTGGAACAGTTGATGATACATACTACACACCATTAGCAGTACAATCATATTTAAGAGAGGCAGGAACTGCAACAATCGCAAGAATTGCAGGTATTGGTGGATACATCGAAACTGCTCCTTTATTATTAACTGCAACTTCGGGAGCAGTATCACAATCATTAGGTATCTTATTCAATACATCAACAAACTCAAATGCGGGTTTATATGGTGCTAACGTAACTGGTTCAGGAAACGGTGATTTTATCCTACACACTAATAGTGGTAGTTTAGATTTAACTGCATCTTTGGATTCATCTGATACAAATGATATTGAGGCAGTATTTGGAACATCTGCATTAGGAGCAAAAACTGCTTACTCATATGCATTCTTTAAGAACTCTTCAATTACATTTACTTCTCATGCATCTGCTTCGGTAACTGTATTAGGAAACCAATCATTTGCATTTGATGCACAAGAGGCAATCACACCATACATTCAATCACAAACAATTTCGGGTGATAGATATAACTTATTTAAAGTTGAAACATTAGGTGTTGGTAACTCTGCAAATACAAAAGTTAAAATTGGTATTTCTAATATCAAAGCAGCAGGAACTGTAAGTGGAACTGATTATGGTACATTTACTTTAACAGTAAGACAATATACAGATACTAACAAAAAGAAAGTTGTATTAGAAACTTATTCAAACATTAACTTAGACCCTAATTCTCCTAACTTTATCAGTAGAGTAATCGGTGATAGAAAATTATCAATTGATGCAGCGGGTAAAATTTCAGAAACAGGTGATTGGGTGAATAACTCAAAATATATTAGAATTGCAAACTTAAACGAATCTGCACCGGTACAAGCAGTTCCTTTTGGACACGGAGCTTATACATTACCAGTTTCTGCATCAGCAGCAGTTGGAGCATTGATTCCAGAAGTAACTTACATCACAGGTTCTACTGCACAATATGGTGGTATTGACTTAGATGGTAATACAGATAACGCAATTTACGCTAAACCAATTCCAACAGGAGCAGGTGTAGGTGAGAATAGTGCATTTGGATTAGATGCATCAAACGGTGGTTCATTAACAGTTGGTTCAACATCTGCACAATTCATCGTAACATTCCAAGAAGGTTTTGATGGTATGAATCCTGCAACTCCAATCTACAAAGGAACTGATATTGTAGAAGGAAACTCACAAGGATTTAACTTATCATCGGCAACTGCAAGTGGTTCGGTAGCATACGGTAAAGCAATTGCAGCATTATCAAACGCAGACGAATTTGACATCAATATGGTTGTAACTCCTGGTGTTATTAGAAGATTACACCCATCCGTAACAACTGATGTTTTGGATATGGTTGAAGAGAGAAGTGATTGTTTCTACATTATGGACACAAATGCTTATTCAGACTCAATCGCACAAGCAGTAACACAGGCAGAAGCAATTGATTCTAACTACGCAGCAACTTACTACCCTTGGGTAAAAACAATTGATGTAAACACAAACAAATTGATTTCTGTTCCACCATCTGTATTGTTACCAGGAGTATTTGCTTCTAACGATAGAGTAGCAGCTGAATGGTTTGCACCGGCAGGTTTAAATAGAGGTGGATTGATTGGAGCAGTATCTGTTCAAAATCGTTTAACTCAATCTGAAAAGGATACATTATACGAAGCAAAAGTAAACCCAATCGTTCAGTTCCCAGGACAAGGTATCGTAGTGTTCGGACAAAAGACATTACAAGATAAACCATCTGCATTGGATAGAATTAACGTAAGAAGATTATTATTGACTGTTAGAAAATACATCGCATCTACTTCGAGATATTTAGTATTCGAACAAAATACTGCTGAAACTAGAAATAGATTCTTAAACATTGTAAACCCTTACTTAGAAGCAATTCAACAAAGACAAGGACTTTACGCATTCAAAGTAGTGATGGATAATTCTAACAACACACCAGATGTAATTGATAGAAACATTATGAAAGGAGCTATCTACTTACAACCAACTAAAACTGCTGAATTCATTCAAATTGACTTCAACATTTTACCAACTGGTGCCGCATTTAACGGATAATTAAAAAATTAGATATTTATAGAAGAATAACATTTAAATACAAAAGAAATGCCAGAAATATTAGAGTTTGACAAGATGTTCTATAAGAATTTTGAACCTAAATTAGGGAATAGATTCATCATGGAAATCAATGGTATAGAGTCATACATTATCAAAACTGCAAGTAGACCAACATTTACATCAGAAGTTGTTGAATTAGACCACATCAACGTAAAGAGAAAAATTAAAGGAAAATCTACTTGGGATGATATTAACATCACACTTTATGACCCAATTGTTCCATCAGGAGCACAACAAGTGATGGAGTGGGTAAGAAGTTCACATGAATCATTAACAGGTAGAGATGGATACTCTGCATTCTATAAGAAAGATATTACTTTCTATCTATTAGGACCAGTTGGTGATAAAGTAGAACAATGGACATTAAAGGGAGCATTTATTTCATCTGCAAACTTTGGTGAATTAGATTGGGCATCAAACGACCCATTATCAATTGAATTAACTTTAACTTACGATTACGCTATACTTGAATACTAATCTCTAATAGTTAAACTCTTAAATATAAAAGGGGAAGCAGCAATGTTTCCCCTTTGTTTTTTTAAAAATGTGATATATATTATTAAACACAAAGTTATATTTCAATATGGAACAAGAATTAGAACAACAAGTTACAAGAGGTTTAGGAGTAACTCCTGCACAAACTACAAAAAATTTTCCATTCGCAACGGAAGTTATCTCATTACCATCAAAAGGATTATGTTATCCAGAAAACCACCCACTTGCAAAAGGTGAAATTACAATTAAATTGATGACAGCAAAAGAAGAAGATATTCTTACATCATCTAATTTAATTCGTAAAGGTATTCATATGGATAAATTATTAGAATCAGTAGTTGTAGAACCTGGTGTTAATATCAACGACCTTTTAATTGGTGATAAAAATGCAATTCTTATTATTACGAGAATGTTGGCATTTGGTTCTGAATATGATGTAACGGTAACAGACCCTATTTCAGGTGAAGATGTTATTACAAAAGTAGATTTATCTAAATTGAAAACAAAAGAAGTAGATGAATCATTATTAAATAGAAACAATGAATTTGAATTTGTTTTACCAAAATCAAAAACATCAATAAAATTTAAATTACTTACTCATGGTGATGAGCTTGCAATTCAGAAAGATGTTGAAGCAAGTGAGAAAGTTACAAAGCAAGGAAACGAAATCACTGCAAGATATAGAAGAATGATTGTAGAAGTTGATGGTAATAGGGATTTAGGTACTATTAGTAATTTTGTAGCAAACAGGTTATTAGCAGCAGATTCAAAAGCATTACGAAAAGTAATTTCTGAATTAACACCTGATTTGGACTTGACATTTGATTATGAAAATTCAGCAGGTGAGACGGAGGCTCTCCGTATCCCATTTGGGATAGACTTTTTTTACCCTGCCGATTAATTACTCTATTATATTACACGAAACCATTTTTCAAATGGTGTATCACTCAAATGGTGGGTTTAATTGGCATGATTTGTATTTCATGCCAACTAAACTTCGTGAGTTTTATTGGAAAGAATTACTTAAAACAAAAGAGGGTGAACGAGAGACGATAGAAAAAAGTAGAAATCAAAATACAACTAATTCATCTAAAACTCGAAGAAGATGATATTTATATGAGTAATATAAATTAAAACACAATTATGTCTAAAAGATTATTATCAGAGGGGGTTTTAGATAAATTCTTCAATCTATTTTTAAAAGCAAAATCTCAAAATAAAGAAACAGATTGGTTGCATAGATTGCGTAAAGAAGACCCTGAATTGGCAGGTGTTTGGTCTGATTGGAATGACTCCATGAACGATGTGTTAAAAAATACACAAACTCTTATGAAAAGTAAAGGAGTTGATACTACCGATATCGACACATTCATTAAAAAGAATCCATAATCTAAATGGCAAAAAAGCAAGCTCCTAATACTAATACAAATGCTCCACTTAATACCTCTGGGTTAGAAAGTGTATTTGCTGCTGAAACTGCAAATCTTAAAAAAAGAGATGCGTTGTATGCTGCTGCCAATAAAAGATTAGAAGCTCAAAAACAAGTTCTTGATGGTATAAATAAGTCATTAACTGTAAGTAATAATTTATCAAAAGACCAGGTTTCAAAGGTTCAAAAAACAATAGATGCTTGGGCAAAAGCACAGAGTATTCAAGCAAAAGCACTAAAAGATTACAAAGAAGGAAACATTAGTGCACAAGGATACAAAAAAACAGTATCTCAAATAACAGAAGAGTTTAATAAAGCAAGAAAAGGTGCTAAATTAACTGGTAAAGAAAATAAAGCATTAAGAGATACTATTGCATCTATGAAAACTGAGATGCAATCATTTGGCAAGGCAGTTGATGAAACTGCTAAAAAAATTGGTTATATGGATACCGCATTAGACCATTTAGGTTCATCAGGTATTCCACTAATGAATGAATTTGCCGATGTTATAAAAAATGCTGGAAAAAATGCAGAGGCAGCAAAAATTGCATTAACTGCATTAGGTGCAGCTGCTGGTGCATTGGCAACAAAGTATTTTGGTGCAGAAATGGATGCTGCTATAAAGGCAGCAAACGATGCTGCACAAAATAATATAAGTGCACAAAGACAACTTGCAAAACTTGATAATAAACAAGGTTTCATAAAGCAAAGAGCAGCTTTGGAAATTCATCAAAATAATATAGATAATTTTAATGAACTTTCAAAACTTGACAATAAAAAGGCGTTTGTAAGTAAACAGATAGGTTTAGAAGTAAACCAAAATAGTATAGATACTGCCAATGAGGTAAATCGATTAACAATTGATGCTGCACATGCTTCCCAAAGAGCCGCAATTCAATTTTCTGCACAAATGCAAACTGGTGCAGCAGAATTCCAAGCTGCTGCAAAAACTGCACTTTTTGGAAAAAGTTTAGGTTCAATAGGATACGGTGCGGCACAAATGCAATTGGCAGGTGTGGGTGCAGAAAATGTAGCATCTTCGTTATCAGCGGCATCAAAAGCATTGGGTAATAAAGTTTCTTCTGAAATAGCCGCTGATATGGCAGTATTGGAAAAAAGAACAGGTGCTTCATCTGATAATATATCAAGTATGGTATCGTTCTTTAAAAGAGCAAACAAAGTTTCAGCCGGAACTGCATTAAATATGGTTGAGGGTATGCGAGCAATGGCAGACTCTGCAAACATAGACTTAGGTGGTTTGATGGAGGAAGTTGCAAGTGCATCCAAAGAAGCATTAGGATACCAAATTAAATCGGGTCCTGCATTACAAAAACAAGTTGCTTATGCACAACAATTAGGAGTTTCATTTAACGATGTTGCCAAAGCAGGTAAAAGTATGGTTTTGAACTATAAAGATAGTATCAAAAACGAAATGGAATTATCGGCAATGTTAGGTAGAAATGTAAACCTATCAGAAGCACGTGCTCTATTTGCACAAGGTAAAACCGATGATGCTTTAAAATCTATTAAAGCACAAGGTTTAGACCCTTCTAAAATGAATATGTTCCAACAAGAATCACTTTCAAAAGCATTGGGAGGATTGGATTTGGATTCATTACAAAAGATTGCAACCGGTAATGCCAAAGATGTAAGTGCACAGACAGGAAATGTAAAAGGTGGTAATAAAGGATTTTTATCAGCAACACAATCTGCGCAATCTACATTAGCAGCACAACAGGCATCTATTTCTGCACAAACGGCAATTATAGATGCAAAATTATCAGGTCAGATAACAAAAGCGTATTTAGAATCGGATGGATATAAACAATACCAAAAGAATTTATTACAACAACAAAAAGACCAGGCAAAAATAGAAGCGGAAATAACCAATTCATATTTAAAATCACCTGCATATGCCAAATATCAAGCATTCTTAATAAATCAACAAAAATTAGAAGAGAAATTAAATCTTGCAGAAGAAAATAAATTTATTCAAAGTGCCGATGCAATTAGACTTGCAGCGGAAGAAGCTAAATTAGGTATAAAACGTTCATTTAGTGAAAATGTTTTAACCGCAGCAGGTGCAATCGGTGGAGGACTTATTGGTAATTTTTTAGGTAAAAAGATATTTGGAAACAAACCAACCCCTGTTACTATTGTTGATGGAGGACCACTTGAAAAACTTCAAAACTCTGCGGGTAATAA